TGGTCGGATGACCCCTGCGGCATTTACATCGAAATTGAGGAGTTGGAGGTGCCGAAATGAGATACGGAATCTACCGTAACAGTGAAGGATATTCCGATCCTACGGCCGGTGTTGCCATGAGAAATACTCTCCGGGAACAACGGCAACGGGCGAAGAAGGAAGCGGTAAAGTTACATGGCAAAGAACGCCGACGGTATAATCGCCGGCTGAAACATCAGCGAGAAGCACAGCAACTGCAGTGCGCAAAGGAGGTATCCGGAAATGACGGCTAAGGAATACCTGGGTCAAGCGTATCGGCTTGATCAGCGGATCAACAGCAAGTTGGAGCAGGTCTTGTCCCTGCGTGAGTTGACCACCAAGGCAACGGCCACCATGAGTGATATGCCCGGTGGCGGTAGCCGTAATGTCTATAAAATGCAGGACATCATCGGCAAGATTGTGGATCTGGAAAATGAGATCAATGCCGATATTGACCAGCTGGTGGACTTGAAGCGAGAGATGGTGGCGGCAATTAAGGCGGTGGCAGACCCCGAATGTCAGACCCTTCTGGAATTGCGATTTCTCTGCTTTAAGACTTGGGAGCAGATTGCTGTAGAAATGAGCTACAGTATCCAGCATATTTATCGGCTCCGGGATAAAGCCCTGAAAATGATAGTTCCCCCTTCCGCCGCATGATGAGAGCAAATGTGATGGTTTGAGAGTATGTCCCTATGATATGATTACAATAGCAAAAGAGCATAGAGGACGGCCTCGCGGGAGAAATTCCGCGGGGCTTTTCTTATGCCCAAACGGGGGTGATACCAATGGGCTATCGCAAGGTTTCCTATGCGGAGCAGATCTGGTACATCGTCCGGTATAAGCTCCGGCAATTACTGTGGAAGGAGGATAATCGTGCCAAGTAAACCCAAGCGACCGTGTTCCTATCCCGGATGCCCCAAGCTGACGGACGGACAGTACTGTGAAGATCATGTTGCCATAGCCAGACGGCAGTACAACAAATACGAACGCGCCCCGGACGTCAACAAGAAGTATGGTCGAGCCTGGAAACGGATTCGTGACCGCCACATTACTCAGCATCCCCTTTGTGAGCAGTGCGAGAAGGACGACAGAATTGTTCCTGCGGCGGAGGTTCATCACAAGGTTCCAATCTCTAAGGGCGGCACTCATGCCAGAGATAATCTCATGTCCTTATGCAGATCCTGCCACAACAAGATCCATCACGAGCTTGGCGACCGGTAGGGGGGTAAGAATCTCTGGGACCTAAATACCGGGGCAGCGGCCCGGGGTCACGTGCGCGAAAATGCGAAAGTTTCAGGGGGAATAGGCCCCAGCATCAAGGAGGTGTAATAATCATGGGCCAAAGAGGACCCAAACCCGGCAGCGGTGGCAGACCGAAAAAGGCCATCGCGGACAAAATTCAGGATGGAAATCCCGGAGGCAGGCCGTTGACTGTTATTGATTTCAAAGACAGCGCGGTAGACCTGGAAGGCCAGGAAATGCCGAAACCCAAGGAGTTCCTTTCCGCAAGACAAAAAGACGGTTCCACACTCTGTGCCGCAGAGATTTATGAAAATGTGTGGAACTGGCTAAGTGCCAGAGGCTGTGCAGCCATCGTTTCTCCCCAGCTGATTGAGCGATATGCGATGGCCAGTGCCAGATGGATTCAATGTGAAACCATCACCAGTGAACTTGGTTTCCTGGCAAAGCACCCCACCACAGGTGCAGCGATCCAGTCGCCCTATGTGGCGATTGCCAATACCTACATGACCCAGGCCAACCGTCTGTGGTCTGAAATCTTCCAGATTGTCCGGGAAAACTGCACCAGCGAATATGTGGGCAGCAATCCCCAGGACGATGTCATGGAGAGACTACTTCGTGCAAGGAAAGGATAATACTTATGTTTGAAAAAGTGAATCCCGCTCATCCCGATAAGATAGCGGACAGAATTGCCGGTGCCATCGTGGACATCGCATATGAAACCCAGATTGATCCCAAGATCGCTGTGGAGGTTTTGATCGGCCATGGTGTATGCCATGTCATCGCGGAAACATCCGCAAATCTGAACAGAAAGAAGATTGCCGCTGCGGTAAAGCGAATTGCTGGTGATGTGAAGCTGGATCTTGTCATTGTTCCCCAGGACAAACATCTGGCCCGCAACCAGGAAGGTGCCATTCGCTGCGGTGATAACGGTATCTTCAAAGGCGTTCCGGTCACCGAAGAACAGTGGACCTTATCCAAGCTCGCTCGTCGCCTGTACAATGTGTATCCTTATGACGGTAAGTTTATCATCCAGGGGCCGTCCTTGATTATCTGCCAAAGCAATGTCCCCAGCGAACAGTTGAGACGCGATTATTTGGAGGCCGAAGTGAATCCTCTCGGTGATTGGACTGGCGGCATCAATGTTGATACCGGAGCCACCAATCGAAAGCTCGGCAGTGACATGGGTGATTCCGTCACAGGTGGTGGTCTGCATGGTAAGGATCTGAGCAAGGCCGATGTGTCTGTTAACATCTACGCATGGCTGGAAGCACAGCAGACCGGAAAAACCGTAGAGATGTGTTGCGCCATTGGCGATGAAGCTATCGCCGGTGTACCCTATGAGGAAATTGTAGAAACGGCGAGAGAATACATCCGTTCTATTGGCGGTTTTGAGAAATTCGCTGAGTGGGGTCTGGTATGGTAATTGAAAAGAAAAATGCAGCGGATCTGCTGCCCGCCGACTACAATCCTCGTAAGGATCTAAAGCCCGGTGATTCCGAATACGAAAAGCTGAAACGCTCTATTGAGCAGTTTGGCTATGTGGAGCCCGTGATCTGGAACAAGGCAACCGGCCGTGTGGTCGGCGGTCACCAGCGCCTTAAGGTGCTGATGGATATGGGCATCACCGAAGTGGACTGCGTGGTGGTGGATATGCCGGAGGATAAAGAAAAGGCACTCAATATCGCTCTGAATAAAATCAGCGGTGAATGGGACAAGGACAAGCTGTCTCTGCTGATCGCTGACCTCCAGGGCGTTGACTTCGATGTCTCCCTCACTGGTTTTGATCCTGCGGAAATCGATGATCTTTTCAAGGATAGTCGCAAGGTCAAAGATGATGACTTTGATGTGGATGCGGAGCTTCAGAAACCGACCATCACCAAGGCAGGCGACATTTGGCAGTTGGGTCGCCACCGCTTGATCTGCGGTGACAGCACCAAGGCTGAAACTTATGAATTGCTGATGGGTACCACCAAAGCAAACCTAGTCATCACCGATCCTCCCTACAATGTCAATTACGAAGGGAGTGCCGGGAAGATTAAAAATGACAATATGGCAGACGATGCCTTTTATAACTTCCTCCTGAATGCATATACACAGATGCACTCCGCAATGGCGGATGATGCGTCCATCTATGTGTTCCACGCAGACACCGAGGGCCTGAATTTCCGCAGGGCTTTTGCCGATGCGGGTTTTTATTTGTCCGGCTGTTGCATTTGGAAGAAACAGTCCTTGGTGCTGGGGCGTTCTCCTTATCAGTGGCAACACGAGCCTTGCCTGTACGGATGGAAGAAAAACGGCAAGCACCAATGGTACACGGGCAGGAAAGAAACCACCATCTGGGAATTTGATAAGCCCAAGAAGAATGGCGACCATCCTACGATGAAGCCGATTCCGCTGCTGGCATATCCCATTGAAAACTCCTCACTGAGTAATAGCGTAGTGCTGGACCCGTTTGGCGGTTCCGGTAGCACCCTCATTGCCTGTGAGCAGACAGACCGCATTTGCTATACCATCGAGCTTGACGAAAAGTTCTGCGATGTCATTGTGAAGCGGTACATGGAGCAGGTCGGCACCGCTGATGGTATATCTGTTCAGCGTGATGGTCTGACCTACAAGTACTCCGAATTGGAGGTCACAAATGAGTAGATTAACCCTGGGCAGTCTGTTCGACGGCTCCGGCGGTTTTCCCTTGGGCGGCTTGATCGCTGGTGTTACCCCTGTGTGGGCATCAGAGATCGAGCCGTTTCCTATTCGGGTGACTACCAAGCGGCTGCCCTTTATGAAGCATTACGGCGACATCTCCCAAATGGATGGCGGGAAGATTGAGCCGGTGGATATTATCACCTTCGGTTCGCCCTGCACGGATATGTCCGTTGCTGGCAAGCGCG